CTTACTAAGGAGAACAAATGGCAGCACCATTAGGCTTCAAGACATTCGCCACAGGTGATGTTCTCACAGCCGCAGACACTAACGGATACCTAATGCAGGGCATCTGGGTATTCGCTGATGCAACTGCTCGCGATGCAGCTGTAACAAGCCCACAAGAAGGTAACGCTTGTTATTTAAAAGATACAGATAACATTATGGTTTATTCAGGTTCAGCCTGGGTAATTAAATCTGGTGCGGCAGGTGGTTCAAACCAGTATTATGCTGGAAAGAATAAAATAATAAACGGCGATATGTATATCAATCAGCGTAATTTTACTAGCAACACAGCAACAGGCAGTTATGGTTTTGATCGTTTTAAACAAGCAAATGCAGGTGGGTCTTTTACAGTTACGCCACAAACTTTTGCATTAGGTACAGCACCAGTTTCAGGTTATGAAGGCAAAAACTTTTGTCGCTTAGTAACAGCGACACAATCGGCAGCTGGAGATTATGCCGCACTTGAACAAATGGTCGAAAGCGTTCGTACTTATGCTGGACAAACTGTTACGTTTTCATGCTGGGCTAAGGCTTCGACAGGTACTCCGAAAATCGGTTTTAGCGTAGTTCAAAACTTTGGTACAGGTGGCTCACCATCAGCTAACGTAATTACAAGCGGCGGCACAGCAACAATTTCAACATCTTGGGCGCGCTATTCATTTACAATCACACTTCCATCGATCAGCGGAAAAACTATCGGTACAAATAATGACGATAAGTTACAAGTAGATCTTTGGACTTCAGTTGGAACAACTATTAGTGGTCTAGGTTATCCAGCTGTGGGTCTCCAAAACGTAACGATCGACACATGGGGCTGGCAGTTAGAAACTGGATCAACAGCAACAGATTTTCAAACTGCTAGCGGTTCGCTAGGTGGAGAATTGGCATTATGTCAGCGTTACTATTATCGGGTTACTCCGGGCGGTGATGGTTATTCTTTTGGCGGAATTGGTTTCGCTACGTCTACAACTGCCGCACAGTTCAATTTTTCAACAAAAGTAACGATGAGGGCTACACCGACTTCATTAGATTACAATAAAGTTGGATTAGTTTATCCGGGGCAATCTGAGCCAGTATCGACTTTAGTAATTTCATTTAGAACAAATAATCAAGCTATTGTTTTAGAGGCGACAACGGCAGCAAATTTAGTTGCTGCTAGATATTATTTTGTCCAACAATATGGAGCCGGAACTGACGGCTTTATCGGATTAAGTGCGGAGTTATAAAATGGATAATGTCAAAATAATTGAAATAACGGATTCATTTAATGGAATAATTACAGAGTACGCAATTATTCAACACTTAGACGGTTCTTTTACTTCAATGCTTAAATCAACCTATGACGAACAGCAAGCGGCAAATGAAGCCACGGCTGAGTAAAGTAGCGATCCAGTTAAGGGAACAGATTGACGACACATTCCCAGATCGAGATCGAACTTCTGATGGTTGGATCGGCGACACACGACACTCTGCGCGTAAGTCAGATCATAATCCAGATGCTAGCGGCTGGGTACGTGCCATCGATGTCGATCGAGATCTCTCGGGTAAAGCTAAACCTGACCTTATGCCAGATCTTGCGGATCAGATTCGTCTCTTTGCAAAGTCTGATTCTTCAAAGCGCATCAGCTACATCATCTTTGACGGCAAGATCGCCAGTCCACTCCTTAAGTGGAAGTGGCGCAAATACACAGGGATTAACAAACATGTTAAGCACTGCCATATCAGCTTTACGAAAGAAGCTGACCTTAATGGTGAGTTTCTTCAAATACCTATGATCGGGGGATCAAAGTGAAAGATCTACAAAACGCAGCAGGCTCATGGGGCAGAGCATTCTTGGTTGCTATCATCTCAATGTACGCAGCTGGAGTCACTGAACCGAAGGCACTAATCGCTGCTGGAGTGGCATCTATCATCCCACCAGTTCTACGCTACCTAGATCCTAAAGATGAACTCGGCAGAAAATGACACAAGCAGAATTCTTTCAGCTCTATATTGCCACGCTTGTAACGATCGGTGGATTGGCTGGTTATGTGATCACACACTTGTTGAGCGAGATCAAGCGACTCAACACGCGAGTCGATGAGATTTACAACATACTTTTAGAACGGTAGAATAAAGCATGGCCGCACGCAAAGCGAAAGCCCTAGAGGATCAGGGTTACACTCCACTAGAGGCTTACTGTATTGGCTTGAACGAATACTATAAGGCTTTGCGTAAGGCTGGCTTTGCCACAGACATTTGTATGTCTATGCTCATGGATCCGTTCTCTTATCCTGACTGGATTCTCCCTAAACGCATCAACGATAATCCCAGCACAATGCCGGACTTTTATCCTGACGATGATGAGGATTAATGAAAAGAACCGTCGTAATACCAGACTTACAAGTCCCATATCACGATGAAGTAGCAGTTAAAAATGTTTCGAGTTTTATTAAAGCGATTCGCCCCGATGCTGTCGTTACTCTCGGAGATGAAATCGATCTCCCGCAAATCAGCCGATGGACAGAAAACAAACCAGGCTGGTACGAGCAAACCCTAGCCAGTGATCGAGACATGACAGTTGATGTCCTATGGGAACTGACCCAGCATGTCAAAGAAGCTCACATGATTAGATCAAATCACACTGATCGACTTTACAACGTAATCATGAATAAGATCCCAGCCTTTCTATCTTTGCCAGAGCTACGCTTTGAAAAGTTTATGAAGCTTGATGAGCTGGGCATCTCTTATCATAAGAAGCCATTTCCCATTGCTAAAGGTTATGTGGCAGTTCATGGGGATGAACAGGCAATCAAACCTACACCTGGCCTCACAGCCCTAGAAGCAGCCCGTAGGCATGGGTTAAGCGTAATATGTGGACACACACATAGGGCAGGCCAATCGGCCTTCACAGAGGCCTCTGGGGGCAAATTAGGGCGTATCCTGCGTGGCTTCGAAGGTGGTCACCTAATGGACATTCGCAAGGCTGCCTATACCAAGGGCACAATGAACTGGCAGCAGGCGTTTTTGGTTTTAGAAGAAGATGCTAAAGGTGTCCAGGTGTCAATAATTCACATAGAAAAGGATGGCACTTTTGCCTTTAACGGTCGCAGGTATGGACGATCTCGATAATCCGCTTAGGCGAGACATCGATAACCACATGGATGATGCAGAATTGTTACCATTTCGTTATCAAAAGATGCTTGCTTAGTCCTAGGTAACCTGTACATTCGCCTTATTAGTGAAACTCACTGACATTAAGGGGCTAAGAAATGAATCTTGATTTATATCTAACGCTAGTTATGGGAGCGTTTTTGATGATAGGCATCGCAGCTGGTTACGGCTTGGGATACAAAGAAGGCAAAGAAGAAGGATACGCACTGGGTCGCTCAGTTGCCCGACACACATTCTGGTCAGAGTGAAGGCCAGTGAAATCCTCGATGAAGCCAAAGCACTCCTTGTCGAACGAGGCAGTGAGTACGGCGACTCAACTCTCAATCACATTCAAATCGCAAGACTCTGGAGTGTGTATCTTGACAAAAACATCGAGCCTCACGAAGTCGCAATCTGTCTCATCCTCACCAAGATCTCGCGAATTAAAACTACGGCAAACCACCCAGACAGTTACAAGGACATCTGTAGCTACTCTGCAATCGCTGGCTCTATTACATCAACTGATTGGTCAGACCTTGACAGTTACTAAAGCTAAGCCAGGGCAGTGGTGTGACTACTGCAAGATGCGTTGGGGTCAAGATCACCCTAATGGCAAAGGTAAGACATTTGCTATCTGGACTGTTGTTAGTCAGCACGCAAAGTCTAAAGGAATCAACCGACATTATTGCCAGCCATGTGCTGTGTGGGTGTCAATATGGCCAGATGGATCTCACTGGCCTTTAACTGAGCAAGCTGAGTTTCTAGTAAAGCAAGAGGAGATCGATCATGGCGTTTAATTTAGCTGATTACGAGACAGTAGAGTCTCGACTAGAGAAGTTTTGGAAGGATTACCCAGATGGACGCATATCAACGGAATTGGAAGTATGTGAAGCTCATAGATATGTTGTTAAAGCCTATCTCTACCGCACTTATCTCGACCAAGTCGCATACTCGACTGGGTTTGCTGAAGAGAAGGATTCTGATCGCGGCGTTAATGCCACTAGTGCACTGG